TATTCAATGCCTGCGCACGCGCTGGCATGTGTGGTGCAGATACATCTGCCCATGCTTAACGGTGGATCCCCGCCACGAGACTATGCCCACATGTGGGTGCAGGTGATTCGTGGGAGGGGGGAATGTGCGGGTCAAACTAGGCTGTAGTCCATGCTGCAGCAACATGAACCCGCACCCAATGTTCGATAGTATGGTCATCAGACATAGTGTTGTGAGCGGAGCTTATGGCGGCGTGTAAGTAGCGTGTATGGGTTTGACAACTGCGACTCTAACGATAGCAGAGCCGACCACACAGAGATGTGGAAGGGGGAACAAACTGCCCATGTGCGTCCGACAAGCGAAGTCTGGTGGAGACTTTTCCGGTAGTTCGTAACCGTGAACGACATGAATGACCCGTGAGCGTCGACTAACCGGTCCGCGCCACGTAGAGCTAGGGATCCGCCCTCCGGGATAGTGGTACTCGTCAAGACGATATGAGGCCCAAGTTTCTTCGGAACCCCGGAGACGCGTCCGACAGCAACAGGCTGCAATCCAAATTACAATCAAGAATGTCTTATTCAAACTTAGGTGGTATTCATGGAAAATCCACATATGATGAAAATATGAATGTTAAAGTGAGTATGTATGTAGATTGGGGGACAGTATTCGAGATGGAGTGTTACTCTGTGGAAGGAGTCACGTTCTGTCGAGGTGTGACCAACGATTTATTCGGGAGCGTTAGCCTCCACATGCGGGACCTGTTATTGGCCCGGGGTGTGGTGTGGGAGGAGGGATACCCAGTTATGAGCCAGTGTTGGCCAAAACTGCAGGCTGCTTTAACTCGAGTTGCAGAGTTTGCAGAGTTCCACCAAACTTGGTATACATTTGCTTCAAATAGAGTGTATGTCAAGGTTGCCACAGATGTGGGAACAAATATCTTCAGCATCAGGGCCGACGCCTGGGTGTGCGATTTATGTTCACAAGGGATTGAGCCAAATCCAGGACCAGCACGAAGGGGGCCATTGCGTGAGGCCAATCAGGTCCCGGACAGAATAGATGATATGACGGCAAGGCGTCAAATACCAGCTGTGTGTGCCAGCTTGAACATCCAACTCCCTGGAACCCTACATGAGATTAAAAATAAGATAGCAGTCATTGAAGGCCTTGAGCACGTGACCACTGTCCCGAGATTGTTGAGACAGTTGAAATGGAAGAAACGGGTGCTTTGGTTTCATTTGAATACCCATCACCTGTACATGCCAAATCCTGAGCCGGATGAGCTATACACAGTCCACGTTGTCGACAATAGTCCCCGCGACACGTTTGGAATGCGTGTCGGAGCAGTGGATGGTAGGCCAGATCTATTGCGTGCGTTGGTTGATCAGTTAGACCGTGAATTCCGAGCAATGCCAGGAACCAATGCGTCACATGTCTCAAATGAACTGATTCAAGTGCAAATCCTGGAGACGATGGAGTTGGCAGGGCCACTCCCACAAACGCCCGACAATCCAGGGGGACAGTACATAATGAATCTCACCGATGCAAGGTTCGAAAGAGACATCGGTGACTTCATGTGCACAGTATGTCAGACCCGTGAGCCCCATCATGTCGTGGCCTTGGCTTGTGGTCACGTCAGCCACAGGTCATGCATGGTTGGCTGGGTGTGGCAGCGCGGTCGAATTGAGTGTCCTGTGTGCCGGTTTGTTGAGCCCAGTGTGAGGTTCAGGCGCGAGAACCACATGACGGCAGAAGAAATACGTGCAGAGGACAGGCAGGCGATAGAAGCGGTCAACGAACAATTGAACGCCCCGCGTCTGGAGGATGATAGTGATGATGAGGTCACAGTGCTTGGGTGGCCATTGTATGGACCACCTGTGCCAGATCCCGCATTCGACGCATATGATAGGCTCGCGGTGGGGCCACCGCAAGTTGATGTTGAATTGTTTCGAGCAATTGTTGCGCCACCCAACAGTCCGCTTGTTGCTGCAGTTCCTATTTTGCGTGAGGTTGTTGAGGCGTCGGTAGAAATGAATGCTGGGAATTCCCGTCCCGCAGACCCAGCTGTTGTTGACCCCCGGCAGGCGGTGGCTGTTGTTCGTCAAGCAGCACCGTCCACATTACTGAGTCCGGAGCAGGCCGTCATGCGAACCATTTGTACGCCGATGACGGTGCACGTATTGCGTGAGGAAACGTGGTCGGACTGGATCAATGACAATGTTCCTGTCATTTTTGAGTCCGGTCACACCCCGTTGTACACAGAAACACTCCAGGAGAAGAAAATGTTGCCATCAGCGTTGGTGGCGACGATAGCAGTGCTGTGGAACTCATACAGCCCAACGCTTGAGTCTTTTGAGGTCATAAAAGCAGCAACTGAGCGTTATGCAAGATCTCTGGCTGGTATGCCACCTGGTGCGGTTGAAGTGGCGGTACTGTACGTGCCTCTCTTGGCATATCGGCAGCATGAATCGGTCAGATATGGGGTGGATGTGTCTTTCCGACTTAACCAACGCGATAGACACAAGCGCATACGTCAGTATAGACTCAAGCGAATCGCACTCGTTGCTGGAGCGGCTTATGTCGGGTACACGCTACTCGGTGCTGCCCTCAGTGTCAAGCGTGTTTGGGATAAGCCTGTGTACACTCCCACTGTGATCCACCATGAGGTTGTAAAATACAAATATCCCACTTTCTTCGATAAACTCGAAAAAATTTCACCCATTTATGGGACAGTTGTGGGTGCACACAATGTGATTTGGCCGCTTGCAGGGGCGCCGCTGTTTGAAGAAACGTTGCGCTACTACTTTCCGATGCCGTTTACTATGGTTGCGTGTGTGACTGAAACGTTGGCGTATGGCAACGTTTGCTCATCCATAATGCATTTGATCAATTATTGTTTACAACGTGTGCTCGTGTCTTGTGGTTGTTCTGCGTCAACAGTGATAGGGACGGCTGCGGGCGTGCACACTGTTTACAACGCATTCGCAGTCGCGCAGTACATATGTGACGGAGATATGATGGATAAGTTTGTCATACCACCGCTCATCACGAGCTTTGATAGGGCCCATCCGATAAAACCGGTCGATATGGACCGAACATTGTGGAATCAGGCGCGCAGTAAAGTGATGAAGTGGTATCCCCGTCTGGTCGGCATCGAAACGAACCCAGGGCCAACGTTCAGTAAAATGGAAGTGTTCCCACCGTTCACTATTCGTCCGAAACGCAAAGATGGGGCCACATGTTCAATCGTGCGTCACGAGAATAGGGCTCGGTGTGGAATGGTTGCGGCTTATGGAATATGCAACACCTGGTCCAGGCCAGTCGTTTACAGTTCACAACAGGTTAATGAGTTGGCCGCGCTAAACCACAGAGCCCTGAAAGATGGGCCACGTCCCGATGACACGATTCTCGATGCGTTTTGCGATTTTTACAAAAAATCAATACGGAAGTTGTTGCCACACACGTTTCGCACGAAAATCGTGAGTCGCCCATTTGATGAATACATTGAGAAGTCAAATGCCAGCCCGTCTGTTAAAGCGAGGTTAAAGATCGCCAAGTGCAGACTTGATGCAGCTCACATATCTGAAACAACCCCCCTCACTTCTCAGCAAATCAGACAGTGGACGCTGCGGAAGGCATTCGTGAAGGTTGAAACAACGAACATGAGGAACAAAGGAATTTCTGAAGATAAGGCGCCCAGAATGATTCAGGGTGCGAAGGAGGAATTCATATGTCTGGTTGGGCCATATATCGCATCGGTTCAGGAGCACATAAAACGAGATTTGAATGCCAACAAGAACCTGTGCTTCACCTCTGGGGTCAGCACATTGAAGGCGGCCACCGTCCTCATGCGCGATGAGGGGAAGCCCATTGAGAACGATGTGAGCCAATGGGATTCATCGGTCCATGAGAAAATGTGCAAGTTGGAGGTGTTCCTTGTGGAAATGTTGAGGTGTGCAGTGGCAATCAGGCAACTTATGAAAGCGAATGTTAACACACGCGGGTTTACTGCCGGAGGCGTGTACTATTCATGTAAGGGCACGAGGAAATCCGGGGACCCGTATACATCTGTGTTCAACACTGTCCTCAACATAATGTTGCATATGTTTTGTTGCTGCCTTGAGTGGGGTTTAGATTTCACCACCGTTATGGGATTTGTGCGGGGTGTTTTTCAAGGTGACGATGCGCTGTTGAGTATACCAGTGAATCGGACGACCCCGAAGTTCGCGCTCGTCATGTTGCTATTGGGTTTTAAGTGCAAGTGCATTGAACGCAACAGGTGGATTGACGCTGAATTTTGTTCTATGAGGTTGGTCCCATGTGTAGAAGGCTGGTGCTTCACGCCAAAAGTAGGTAAGGTGATTGCAAAGGTTGGGTACTTTGCTAACCCACCGCAAATCGACCCGCTGGTGTTGGTGCGCGGCACCGCCTTGGGACTCATGGCGGCAGCGACTCTGTCTCCAGCCCTAGAGGCATACCTCGAACAGTGTTTGGAACTCACGAAATCGGTTGAAGCCCATCCAACTCGGAGGGAGGAATGGCAAATGCGCCTGGTGTGCTGCACACGCAACAGCGATACGTGGTATGCCAACCGTGAGATCTATGGCATGACCAGGGAAAGGGTTGATGCATTTCGGCGCGAATGTGGCAGTTTAGGCGAGATATACCGGGGGCCATG